CTGGGCTCATTGCCAGAAGACTGTTCGACAAGAGTTGCTCTCTCGGGCACAGCCGCGCCCTCATGCGGTTACTTTGAAGTCGGAACTACAGCAGCGAGCTGGTTTCCGTTCCTGAATGACGGAAACTCCCGTAACGTCATAATGATTGAGCAGGCCATTCAGCTAGGTCGCTTTGGTGTTTTAACGTTGCTGTTTCCGGCAGACTATTCGCACGCGCGGAAAAGATAAATTTCACGCGGATCTAGGGCAGCCTGCCCTCTTGACTTCTAACTCGATAAAATACAATATCGCGCCTAAACAGCACGGGCAGGATCGCGAATTCAGGGCTTTGCCCTGTTCCCTATTGAATCCTAACGCCGGACCAAAATGGCGGTCTCAGTGACGTTGGGCTGGACGCCAATTGCAGCCAGCGGTTTTGCCGAAACCTTACCGGGGGGCTATTTGCACGGTAATGCTCGGTATAGCGCCATATAGCTTGGCATACCCCGGTGCACGGGCCGCTTCATCAGCATTGAATTGTTGTCAGATAGCGCGGTATAGCTCGGCACTCGACGGTATAGCATGGACATCCAGGGCTTAAAATCCGCAGCTTTTAGCAAAGCACGCATCTTGATCTGCCCAGCTGAGCGGGACCTCATGGAGTAGAGTGGCAAGCGTCATCGCTGGCGCCTGCTGCCCTTTGACAATCGCCTCCACGATTTCAGGTGCGAGGAATGCGCTTTGGATGATACGGCTGACGTAGCGCTCATTGAGACCTGTAACCACGGCGATCGCTCGTTGATCTTTGTATTCTCCGGCCACGATCAGCCGGACCCATTCGTGCGCGCGACTGATTGCCTTGATCAAGGCTGGCACTGCATTGCCTGGAGCCCCGCCGGCTGACCGGGACGGGATGACCAAGCGCATCTCTCTGCCGCAACGCTTTAACCTTGTCTCGATCGTCAGGGCGATGGGCTGTTGGCTGGGGTCGTTTATTGTGTCCTGGGTCTGAAGCTTCCCCCGGTGAGGCCCGAGAAGCTGTGCGCGAAGTTTTGCCCGATCGATATGAATCTCGACCGATTCTTGATGGATCAAGATGCGGAGTACGATCTTATCGAGCGCTTCACTGAGACTTGAGGGCGAGACTCCTTCAAGTCGCCGTGCGCAGCCTGCGGCGGACTGGATCAGAGCATGGGTGATCTCGAGATCGTCGTCAGGTTTGGACAACGTGGTGGCCACCTGGTCCGCGGACGAAAGGAAGTTCTTGAGCTCATCGAGGACCACTTGTTCTAGCTCACGCGCCGGAATTCTACCGGGCTGAACCGATGGCGAGGCCGCATCTCTGATGACTCTTTGGGACACGTAGTAGCGATATCGTTTACCGCGTTTGACGGCATGGGACGGCGTAAAGCGGTTCCCTTCTTCGTCGTAGAGCAAGCCGCGGAGGAGGCTTGGGGCATTGGCGTTTGCGCCATGGCGGCGGGCACGTACGTTTTCGCTCATGAGTGCTCGTACACTCTCCCACAGTTCCCGATCGACCACCGGGGCATGCTCTCCGGGATACGATTGTCCCTTGTGCGGGATCTCCCCCAAGTAAATCCGGTTCTGCAGGACCTTATAGAGGGCGCCCCGGGAGTACGTTGTGCCACCCGAGCTTCGGCCGGAGCGACTGACCCGCATCTTGCTTTTGACTCCGCTCGCGTCCAGGTGCGCCTTCAGCCGTTTCACGCAGCCGAATTCGAGATAGAGTCGGAAGATCTCTCGAACATGCTCGGCTTCGCGGTCATTGAGGATCAAATGGCGGTCTTTGAGGTCATAGCCCAGCGGAACCATCCCGCCCATCCACATCCCCTTCCGCTTTGACGCAGCGATCTTGTCGCGGATGCGCTCTCCAGTCACCTCCCGCTCGAACTGGGCAAATGAGAGCAGTATATTAAGTGTCAGCCGGCCCATCGAGGAGGTGGTATTGAACTGCTGGGTAACCGAGACAAAACTCGCGCCGCGAGCATCGAAGACCTCGATGATCTTAGCGAAGTCCGCCAGACTGCGTGTCAGTCGGTCCACCTTATAGACAACAACCGTGTCGATCTTCTTGGCTTCGATGTCGGCCAAGAGGCGTTTGAGGCTGGGCCTCTCCATCGAACCACCCGAATAGCCACCGTCATCGTAATGGGTATCGATAGCACGCCAGCCTTCCTGGCGCTGGCTGAGGATGTAGGCTTGGCAGGCCTCCCGCTGAGCGTCGAGCGAGTTGAAGGATTGCTCAAGCCCTTCTTCAGACGATTTGCGGGTATAGATAGCACAGCGAATGGAGCGCTTCTGCAGGGTACTCATGAGCGGCGCCCCTTGAGACCAAAGAACAGCGGTCCCGACCAACGGGTTCCAGTGATGAGACGTGCGACTGCGGAGAGGCTCTTGTAATGCTCTCCGTTGTACTCAAAGCCGGTCCCATCCACAGTAACGTGGTGCACTTGCCCCTCCCACTGACGGATCAGCCTCGTCCCCGGCTTAATCCGCACCGGGTCCTTGAGTTGCGCGGTGGTCTTCTTGGGATCCTTTTTGAAGCTTGCGGCCAGCTCCCGAAGTCGACGCTTGACCTCCGGTTTCAGTCCGCCGTACGCCTTCTCTTGCAGCTTGTAGGCGAGCAATGGCACCAGGAGCTGCTTCCGGATGTGGGGCGGCGGGGCTTGTTTCAGCGCCTGCTGCCACTTCGCCTGCAACTGGGCAAGATTCATCTTCGGTAAGGCCGCAATCTCGACATCGAGCGTCTCGGACACCTGCGAACCTCCTCTCCGGTGTCCACATTTCCGCTCTGTTTAGGCAAAGAGTCAAGCGAAACCTGGAGAATTCCGGGGGATAACCCGGCCACGGCTACCAGGTCTCGTAACCCCGCGGCCTGCATAAACGGCCCAGCGCCTCCCAAACCGCCAAACTGCTGGCTTCCGCTCCCAGAAATTCCAAAGCCTGCGAAGTCGAGTCGACCTGGTCATCGAACCTCGTGCCTGGGAAGGTTGTCAGTTCGCGCACATACTCTGCCAACCAGGGCGCAGATCTTGGGAGAAGGACATGCCCACTCTCAAAATGTGCCGTCTGGGCGTGCAGGCGCATGATCTTGTCGGCTTGCCGCGGTGCCTCGTAAGGTTTGACTTGGTAGACACCCTCACTCTTGAGGTCCTGAATCAGTTGGATGCCCGATGCTTTGTCCTCAATGACGACGTGCCTGGGATCATACCGAGCTATCTGCTCGACTACCCTCCGCTTGAGGTCAGGATAGTTGAGGCGCTGGCGCAACACATGCAGCAGATAACACTTGCCGTCGAATAGGCCCCAGGTCGTGCAGACACTGTAGTCGTTGAGTTCGCCACTCTTGTTCGCAGTATCCCAGCTCTGGATGACCGTAGTGAATCGTGGGAGTGGAGCAGCCGGATCGTAGTACCGGAGCCAATCGGTCAATACCATGGCTCCTCCGACGGGTGTCGGATTCTGCTGATATTGGCTGGTGAAGTTGTAGGTTCCAATCAACTGCTTGATCCCTTGTAGGGTATGCAGGGATTCACGGCCCGGGTCGAGGACATCCCCCCTCTTCCGCCTGAAGGTACGCGTGCCAATCGGTGTCTCTATGATGTAGCACTCATCCTCTTCCGCAATGGCGGGGAAAGAAAGGATCTCCCAATCCTCTCCGCGCTCCAGCACATGGCCCACAAGATCATCCTGATGCAGCCGCTGCATTACGATCACGATGATGCCGTTTTCCTTGCTATTGAGTCGGCTCAGTAAGGTATTGTCGTACCAATCATTCACAGCCCCTCTCCTAGTCTCTGAGAGCGCCTCGTCGGGCTTAAGCGGGTCATCGATAATAATGATGTCTGCACCGCGCCCCGTGAGAACTCCTCCGATAGAGGTCGCCATCCTGAAACCCTGCCTGATTGTGTAGAAGTCGTTCACGGACAGTTTTGTCGTCGAAAGTATGCTGGCCGGAAAGACATTCCGGTAGAACGAACTCGCCATAATGGTCCGGGTATCGCGGGCAAGCTTCTCCGCCAGTTCCTGGCCATAGCTGGCACAGATAATCTGCTTCGATGGATCCTGTCCGAGCAGCCATGCAACCGCTCCGACGCTCACAGTGATGGACTTGAGGGAGCGCGGTGGAAGATTAATGATGAGCCGTCTTGGCCCCCTTCCGAGAAGGGTATTTGCCAATTTTGCTGCCATAACCTCGAGGTGAGGAGCGTAGGAGAGTTGCTGCGTAGGCTGAAGCTCCATGAAGCACCGCTCAACGAAGCTCATCAGGTCCAGCCTCAAGAGCGCCTTGAACTCTAACTCTGGGTTGGTCATGTGGTCTCCTCTTGGTTCTGTGTTTGAACTACTGGTTTGACCGAGCCGCTCTCGTCGCTTTGGGTGATCCGAATTCTCTCGACGAGGCGCCGCATGATCGCTTGGTTTTTCTCTTTGTCGGGGTCCTCCCGGGGGCCCTGGTCATGCACAGCTTCAAAGATCTGCTTCAGCGCCAGCACTTCCTTGATCGCCTTGAGATCTCCGGTAAGGGCCTTTGTTGTGAGTTGACGCATGATCGCCTCAAGTTTCGAAATGAGACGGACCCTCCCGTTCTCCGACACGCGAACCTTCTCCCTGATTACTTCATCGAGAATGCTTGCGATGTTCCTTGACCCCCTGGGCCGGCCCTTGGGGTTCCCGGAGCGGCCCTTCGTGAACTGACCATTCTTCGGCGGTCTGGCATACCCCACATCGCTCGGCGGCGTGTCCTGCTCAGCCATGCTGCGCCTCCGTCGGTGCCGCGATCTGGTCGAACTGTTTCCGCGTGATTGCATGGACTGCCGCTTCGCCGGTGTAGTTCTGCCAGCGACGGATTGCAACGTCGACGTAGTGCGGATCAATCTCGATTCCACAGCAGAGTCTGCCGACGCGCTCCGCGGCCATCAGCGTTGTCCCTGATCCAAGAAAAGCATCGAGAACGATTTCACCGCGCGCTGAGCAATCGAGTATGGCGTCAGCCACCATTGCAACTGGCTTTACCGTCGGATGGAGTGCAAGCAGGTTGCCTTCCCCACTCTGCTTTGACAGCGTATGAATGCCCGGATATTGCCAAACGTTAGTCCTATTGCGGCCAAACTGTCCTAGCTGCACATTGTTGCGATGTGGCCCTTTGCCTTTGCGAAAGACCAGGATCAGTTCATGCTGTGAGCGATAAAAACTGCCCATACCGCCTTGGTCCTTCACCCATACACAACAATTCAAGTACTCGTCATAGTTCTGGTTGCCGGCAGCGATCAGGTCACCGACATGGCGCCAGTCTATGCAGATGTAATGCACCGAGTTGGTCGCGCTAAACTGGGCCAACAAGCGCAGGCCGTTATTCAAAAAGGAGACGAACTCGGCCTCACTCATTTCCCCGGAAGCCATAGCAAACTCACGATGGCGGATCGCTCCGTTTCCCGTGGCGTGGCCATCGACCCTCACATTGAAGGGAGGATCTGTAAACACCGTAGCCGCTCTCCGCGTGCCCATCAACGTCTTGTAGCCACTTTCGTGCAGAGCGTTACCACAAAGAATCTCGTGCTTTCCGAGAAGCCACAGATCACCGAATTGGGTAATAGCTTCCCCCTCAAAGTTGGG